TTTAAATCAATAAAAGAATGATCTAAAGTATCTAATGTTGTATGAGTGTCTAATTTATTTAATATTGTCCACTCAACATCAATAGCTTTTATTATTTCTTTCTCTAATAATGTTATGTTCATTTAGTTCCCTTTCTTGTTGTTTATAATAGGTGTATATTACACCCTTTGCATTTAAAATATTTATGAGAGTTAATCTCATAAGTTCTTCTAAATTTTGTTGCTTACTTCTGTCGAAGCAAGAAGTATTCTTCAGCTGTAGTTGTTTATTCATATTGTGTTGCTTGTTTATTTGTTATTGTTTCATAATCCCAATCAAACATTTCACAAACCTCATTTAATGACCATTTTTTTAATGCTTCTCTATCTTTATCATTAGCCATGTCTGGTTGATGTAAATCAATTAATGCTTTTCTTAATTTTTTTTTATTATCATAAATTTGATAATCAAAAGCACCTTGTCTATCTATTCTTAATATTTTCATTTTATTTTTCATTTAGTGTTAGTTTTTTATTATGTATTTGTTGGCACAGTTTATTTCTAATATCACAATACCAATCATGTAAATGTTTATCCTCATTTATATTATATTTTATTTCTAAAGTTTTTTGTATGAGAATATATAACTCATCATCTATATTCATAAACTCGCTATCTGTTAATGGGTAGTCTGTTTTTTTATTGTCCATTTTATTTTTCCTTTCTGTTAGTTAAATATTTTTCTCTTATATCTTCAATAAAAGATTGTAGAATTTTTAATTCATCAATAGGTAATTGATTACCTTGTATCAATTCATCTAATTGACTATGTAATAATTCTAATTTTTTATATTCTGTCATTTTATTTTTCCTTTCTGTTTGCTTCATCAATAATATCATCTGGTAAAGGTACCAAATCATAATCATAATGTATGGCTAAACTGTGATCTTCTTCTTTATTTATTTTTGCCAAATAATCGTTGAAACCATTGATTAATTTACCTATTTTACTACTATCATCATTCATATTTATTCCTCGCTTTCTATTTGTTTAAATCTGTTAAGATATAAGTACCATTTTTAATTTTGGCTTTGGTGTCTTTTATAGTTTCACCTAAAAATATATTTCTATATTTGCCTGTGGTGTTTGAGTAGTTCCAATATTTTTGATCAAGGTATATTTTAACTTGATCACTCTCATAATCTTTTTTTACAATCATTGAATTATAAGATTGGAAATATTCATTTTGTTTATCATCAGTAATAACAAATTGATTTGCTATTTTATTTCCATTGTTGCTTGTTATGTTTTCTACTTTCATTTTAGTTTCCTTTCTTGATTTGTTTTTTATGTTGTCTAAATAGTTTTACAGCTTCTTTTTTACTGTAAAAATAATATACTTTGGTTTCCCAATATCCATTAATTATATCTGAAACCCTCCACGCACCCTCGTTATTTTTTTCTATTATCATTTTAGCTTCCTTCCTTTATTTGTTTATCGTATTGACTACCTGCTTTTTTAATACCGCTTTTATAATGTTTAAAAAGTATTAACCAAAAAGTAGCCAATCTATTTTCTTCCTTATATTTTTTTATATCGCTTTCAAAAAAAGTCTCTGCACCAGATAATATAGCTTGTGCCTCTTTTTGAGTTAATTTTAAAGTTATCATTTTTTTTCCTTTCAGTTAATTAAATTATATAAATAAATATGTCTATAATTAGGCAGCATTTATTCTTGAAAATATAGGTTTATCAAAATAATAACAATTAACGTGTTTTGTATCAAAATTGACTTTATAACCATTGTCATTAAGTTTATCTATTAATAAACTTGCATCACAATCTTCTTCAAAGTAATAACAACCATTGTCATTATTATAATAAGAATATTGTGAAAATTGTTTTATATCTATATCAAATGCTTCAAGATCATATTTTGATATTTTAATATATCCATGACTTTGATTGTCATAGAATTTTAGTGTTATTTCTCTTGTCATAGTTTCCTTTTGTTAGTTAATTAAAGTTAATAAATTATTATGGCTATAATTAGGCAGCATTTCCCCATTGTTTTACGTCTTTTTGTTTACAATTTGGAATTGTAATAAATTTAATAGGCAATTCAGAGTTAAAACCTTTTAAACCTAAAAATTTTTTACAAGTATATTCAGCTTGTGAGCCATAACCATATTGGAATTGAATTGGATATGTTACATCTTTTTCAATATCATCTATTTGAGCCGAGAAATAAGTATTTCCATTTATACGATCTTTCCATTCTTTTATTGTTGCTACATATTTAATCATTTTATTTTCCTTTAGTTAGTTGTTATTTGTTTTTTACTTTTAAATATGCTTTGTCTATAATCTTCATTAAAATATCAAATTGTTCAATTGATAAATCTTGAAAATCTTTTACATATTTTTTTAAATCATCATCTTTTTTCATTGATAATATAACTTTCTTTTTTAGTTCTTGATTTGTCATGGTTTCCTTTCGTTAGTTAATTAAATTATATAAATAAATATGGTCAAATTTAGGCTACCAATTCGTTTGTTTTTACCATTTCAACCATCTTATCAAATGAATTAGTAGTTCCTATTGTTTTAGAATATTCACCATGTTCATCTAATTTCATAATTGAAAATTTATAATCAATACCTTCGGCATGAATATCAAGATGATTAGGATCTAAAAAGAATATTTGTATATTCTCTTTTTTGTTCATATATGATGGTGCTAAATCATTATGATAACTTGAATTACTAAAACCTAATTTTTCAAGATCCTTAATATCACAACCTAAATCGTAATTTTCATTATGCCATTTAACTATTGTATTTGTCATTTTCTTTTTCCTTTCGTTAGTTAATTAAAGTTTATTAATTGGTGTGGCAAAAATAAGGCATGAATAAGTTTTATTGAACACAATTCAAATAGTTTTGAAAGTAGTTAAAAGATCGTATCCATACATAAACAGATGTTGTTTTTTTTCTCACGTCATAACAAGCGACAGTTATATTTTAAATAATTAATAGTTTATAAATTACTATTGATAACTTTTTCTTATCGCTAATCTGATTAAGATATATTTTACCTAGTATTACTTGTTAATTAGAATCATTCTAAGTGGGTATACCCCATATTTTACCCACGTTTTTTCTTTCTATATATACCGGACTAGAGGACACCCTTACAGCCATCCACACACTTATACACAAACACTTTTCTGTTTTATTTTTTTTTAAAATCCACTAGATGTAGTATATGGATTACTTTAGTGCAGACGATTTAGATTCAGTTGCTTATATTGAAGAAGGTAGCAATAATGTTATTATTAAATTCTATGGCTTTCCCAATAAAGTAGCAGCCGATCTATTTATCAGTTATGCTATGCTCAATATGGGTTTTAATTACCAGCCTGTATCTGGTACAAAGTCTGACATGATACACTAGATATGGATATTAAAATACCTTACACACCAAGAAAACATCAAGCCTACTTGCACAAACAAATAGATAAAAACAGATGGAACGTATTAGTATGCCATAGAAGGTTTGGCAAAACAGTATGTATGATTAATCATCTAATTAGGTCAGCACTACTGTCCAAACTTAACAACCCTAGGTTTGCCTACATTGCACCCACCTTCAAACAAGCAAAGTCTATCGCATGGGATTATATGAAACAGTTTACCGCCAAAATACCCCACACCAAATTTAACGAAACAGAACTGCGTGTAGACCTACCTAATGGTTCTCGTATCACCTTGCTAGGCTCAGAATCCCCAGACGGCTTAAGAGGTATATATTTAGATGGCTGCGTGATTGATGAGTATGCAAATGTAAACAGTAAGCTATTTCCAGAAATAATTAGACCAGCACTATCTGACAGAAAAGGCTACTGCGTATTTATAGGTACACCTATGGGAATGAACAACAACTTTTACGAACTGTACCAACACGCACAAGGTGCAGAAGATTGGTTTAACTACAAAGCAAAAGCATCAGATACTAAAATTGTAGACAATGATGAGTTGGTCAAGGCAAAAGAAGTTATGGGTGAAAAGAAGTACCAGCAAGAGTTTGAGTGCGATTGGATAGCCAACATTGAGGGAGCAGTATATGGAGATGTAATTGCAAAACTAGATGATGATAAACAGCTTACAAGAGTTCCCTACGATCCTGCA